GCGACCGTCGTGCCGATTCGCTCGAAGGCGAAGAGAGCTTGATCTAGACCGGCGCCTCAGCGGTCCTGAGGCGATAGCGGGGCCGGAAGCTGCGGAAACAGCGACCGGTCCCTGACCACAACGCACACACCTGAAAGGACCGTGCACCATGGCTCACAAGACTGTAAACGACATCATCGCGCAGCTGGATCGCTCTACCTGGTTCGACAAGGCCGAAGCGATCCGGCTGATCGAGTACTCGCTGGCGAGCTTTAACGGGCCAACTTGGTCTGAACTTAACAATTTCGACGCCCAATCGCGCGCCGATGAGCTCGTGCCTACACCGGTCGCGGAACGTGCACTGAGCCTCGCTTTCGACGCAACGGCGGAGATCGACTCGTTGATTTCGATGCTCAAGAATGTCGCGGCCCACGTACACGATCAGATCGATGGCTCGATCGGAACGGATCTGAAAGTCTTGGCCAAGTCGCTTCGACGTGCGAACAGCGTGGCAATGTCGATCGTGACTCGCGACGATTGCGACTTCAACGATCTGTATTTCCAGATTCACGACGAACAGCCGAGCGAGGCTGACCATGCGTGATCGTCCCCAGGATGAATGTCTGGCACGCGGACTCGAAGGCCCGCGGTCGTGAACCTGTCGGCACTCCGCCTGCTGCCAATCGTGGGCCGGCTGTTCGGCAAGGGGCGCTATGCCCTGGCCAGCATGCCGGTCGTCTCGAGGGGCCTGCACGCGGCGAAATACTTCGTCATCGAACCGAGTACTGGTGCAGTCCTCAGCGTCGCGTTCGACAAGGCTGAGGCCTTGGATGCCGCGCGCGCGGTGCTGACGGCTGCGCTGGAGCTCGAGCGTCACGCTTCGGCGCGCGATGCGGACCTTGCGCGGCAGGGAGAGCTCTGGCCAGCCGATGCCGTCGCGCCGGTCCGCGTCGTTGGCAAGCGTCGTCCGATCTCGAAGCGCCGGCGCGAGATCTTCGCCAAGTGCGGCGGGCGCTGCTGCTACTGCCAAACCCCGCTCACCCTGGACGGCCGATGGCACGTGGAGCACCAGATGCCGCGCTCGCTCGGTGGCGCCGATGAGATCACGAACCTGGTCGCTGCGTGCGAGCCCTGCAATCTCGCCAAACGCGATCGCACGGCGCTTGAGTTCGTGGTGCAAGGCTGAGCGATGGCTGCCAAGAAGACCGGTCCGAGAGGCTCGGTGCCTGATCCAGCCGGTGGCGCACGCCGATTCCTCGATGCCGCCCGCGCGCGCAACCTGGAGACAGCGACCGAGCGCTGCGGCAGCGTCCTCAGCGCGCTGGAAGCGCTCCACCCGACCCATGACTTCAGCCCCCTCTGGGAAGAAGGCACGCCAGGCGGTGACGCGTTTGCAGCGTCCTTCATCTTCGACGTCGGACGAGGAGATTGGGTGGAGCCAGAACCCAAAGTCAGATCCGCGCTGGTGGCCGCCGCGTACTGCGTGGAAGGGATCAAAGCGGATGTCGCAGGTGAGGAGCGCCAGGCCTGGCATGCGGCCCTGAATGCTGAGCGTCTCGCCGGCTTCATTGCGGGCCACAGGGCCAGCACTGCCGGCGTGGATGAAGACGAGGCGATCAAGAAGGAATTGAGATCGGAGCGCGCTCGAACTGCCGCAACAGCGTCGCGCCCCGCCTCGCGCACGGTCGACCACCATGCGGTGCTCACCGAGATCAAGAAGCTGATCCGCGAAGGGCACAGCGAGCGTGAGGCACGCGGCATCGTGGTGAGTAGAGGGATGGCTTCCCAGCCCACGGTCTCTCGCATCATGGAAGCATCGCGAAAGAAAACCATTCGCTAGCGGCTGCTGCTGAATACTCGATTTCTACATTCACTCCCATCCCAACGCGGCTAATCGCAGGAGATGAGGAAGATGGAAACGACGATTCGGATGGTTCGCAAGCCCGAGGCTGCCCGAGCCTTGGGACGTGGTGTCAGCACCCTGCACATCGACATCAACAAAGGGCTGCTCACGAAGCCCGTGTTCATCGGCACGCAGGCCAAGGCCTGGCCAGACTTCGAGATCACCGCGATCAATCGCGCTCGCATCGCCGGCAAGAGCGACGACGAGATTCGCGCACTCGTCGATGAACTGCACGCCGCGCGCAAGGTGGCTGCGTGATGGCGTGGGCGAGCTTCGTGCAGGAATTGCGCGACACCATGCAGAGGCCTCTTCCCGTCCATCAGCCTGACGTCGATCTCGGCCTGGCGCGCGCCGCCGAACTCGTCGAACTGATCCGCGCGCCAGGCGGAGCCGACCAGTACTTGCTTTGTGACGCGGTCGTCACGCAAATTCTGGCTTGCTGCTCCGGTGAAGGTCGACAGGCCATCAGCATCGGCTTGCTGGTCGGCCTTCAGCGCGCGATCCGCGAGGAAGCACCGCTGGAACACCAGCCAGGAGCCTCGGCATGAGCGCCCGCACCAGCAAGCCCGAAGACACGCTCGTGCTGGGCCGCGAGATCTTCGAAGCCGAGCTCGCGCTGTTCAACGCACACAAGACGGTGCCGCTGCCTCACACGCTGCATCGGCTGATCGTCGAGGGGCGCCACCTGGCCGCAGCCGGCTTTGCTGACGCGATGCGCCGCGCAGCGAATGGGTGTCGCAGATGAGCGGCGTCGACGTTGATGCCGACCGCAAGGCGTGGTCGACCCTCGTCGCGCTCGCGGCGCTTCGGGGATACGGGCTGTGGCGCACCGATGCCGGCGACGGGCCGCAGCGATTCGTCCTGGCCCGATGGGGCGTCGCACGGATGTGCGCGACGCGCCGGGAGGTCGAAGACTTCCTTGACCTTGTGGAGACCGCGCGGTGAAGCGCGTGCCGCCACGCCGGAGCCGCGCACTGCATCCGCTGCTGCATGCGCCGTGCAGCTGCGCGTTCGCGCTCGTGTTGCCTTGCATCACCTGTGCACGCTGGCGCCAGCACTTCCACCGGATCGCCGACCGGCGCGAATCTTGGAGTCGTCTCGGAACATGAGCATTCGCGTCATGACGCAAGTGTGGGACCGATCTCGCCACACAGGAACCGATCTGCTGATGCTGCTCGCGCTTGCAGACTTCTCGGACGATCAGGGTCACAGCTACCCGGCCGTGTCGTCGCTTGCGGCCAAGTGCCGCATGCAGCCACGCAACGCGAACTACATCCTCAAGGTGCTGCAGGAGAGCGGCGAATTGGAGGTCAGAGCGAACGCCGGACCGAAGGGAACGAACCGCTACAGGATCGTCCTCGCGGCACTCGGAGGGGTGCAAAGCGTTGCAGGGGTCAGAGAAGTTACAGGGGTGCAGGGTGTTGCAGGGGCTGGGGTGCAAGCCGGTGCAGAGGTGCAAAGCAGTGCACCCCTGCAATCCAGCGTCGGTACCCCTGCAATCCAGCGTCGTTTACCCCTGCAACCCATTGCAGACGAACCGTCATTGAACCGTCTAGAACCGTCACTTACGTCGCTTTCGCGACCACAGGCGACAAAGCCGCCTGCCTGTCCGCATGCTCAGATCGTTCAGATCTACCACGAGGTCCTTCCTGAACTGCCGCGGGTCAAGTTGATGGACAGCAAGGCTCGGAAATCCAAGACGGCGGAGTTCTGGCGATGGGTCCTGACCAGCAAGAAGGCCGATGGCAGCGCGCGAGCTGCGGACGCAAGCCAGGCGCTTGAATGGATCCGAGCCTACTTCGATCGAGCACGTTCCAACGACTTTCTGATGGGCCGCGGAGAACGGTCCAGTCAGCACGCCAGCTGGCGCTGCGACTTCGATTTCTTGCTGACCGAGAAAGGCCGGCGGCAAGTCATCGAGCGAACCCTCGAGATCGCAGCATGAACGCCCGCGAGCGCTCTGACGATGACTTCGCGCAGCTGCGCATCCCGCCGCACTCGGTTGAGGCCGAACAAAGCGTGCTCGGCGGCCTGCTGCTCGACAACAGCGCCTGGGACCGTGCCGGCGACCTGCTGACCGACAGCGACTTCTACCGCTTCGAACATCGGCTGATCTTCGCGGCCATCAATGCGCTGATCACCTCGGCGAAGCCGGCCGACGTGATCACCGTGTGCGAACACCTGAAGCGCACCGGCAACGCGGACGACTGCGGCGGGATGCTGTACCTGAACTCGCTCGCGCAGAGCGTGCCCAGCGCGGCCAACATGCGTCGCTACGCCGAGATCGTGCGCGAGCGCGCGGTACTGCGAGAGATCATCGCCTCGAACGATGAGATCAATGCCCTGGCCTGGAAGTGCGACGACCCTGCCGGTCTGATCGATCGCGCCGCCACGAAACTGAATGAGCTGTTGCAGCGCGAGACGCGCAAGGCTCCGCGGGCCATCGGCGACGTCATGGTCGAGAGCCTGGATCGCATCACGGACCTGCACACCGGCGAGTCGGACTCGGGCTGGCCGACGGGCATTCCGTCTCTCGATCGGATGCTCGGCGGCGGCCTGCGTGCTGGCCGGGTCTACGTCCTGGCAGCTCGACCATCGGTCGGCAAGTCGTCATTCGCGGCCTCGCTCGGGATCACGCTCGCAGAACGGGATCTCCCGGTTCTGATGCTCAGCCAAGAGATGAGCGCCGGCGAGATCGCCGACCGGGCGATCAGCAACATCGGCGGCATCGACTACAGCACCGTGCAAACGGGCAGGCTGAACGATCTCGAATGGGGCCAGCTCAGCGATTGCGTCGAACGCGCGCGCGCGCTGCCATTCCACATCGATGACCAATCCGCGCTGCGTCTGCGCGACATCAGGGCCAAGGCACGCATGGTCAAGGGCCTGAAGGTCCTGATCCTCGACTACCTGCAGCTCAGCGCCAGCACAGGCGAGCACGCGAACCGCAACGCCGAGATCGAAGAGATCAGCCGTGGCCTGAAGGCACTGGCCAAGGACATGGGGATCGCGGTGCTCGAGCTGTCGCAGCTGAATCGCGAGGTCGAGAAGCGATCGAACAAGCGGCCCAACCTTTCCGACCTGCGCGACTCCGGCGCGATCGAACAGGATGCGGACGTGGTTCTGTTCCTGTGGCCGGTGCGGGAGTTCGAGGGCGAAGGCCGACGCATCGTTGGCATCGGCGTCGACAAGAACCGACAGGGCAAGAGAGGAGAGTTCGGCCTCGACTTCTACGGCGACTACCAGCGTTGGAGCGAGAGCACCGCGGACATCCGGCCAGTCGTTGCGCCTCGCAGCCAGAGGGATGACCTGTGAACGGCAGCACCGAACGCAAACCTTGGGCTCACCTGTACGACCGACGCTGGCGCCGTCGGCGTGCCGAGCAGCTGAGACTCCATCCGCTGTGCGCGTACTGCGAGCGGTCCCGTGGGATCGTGGTGGCCGCCACAGTGGCAGACCACATCACACCGCACCGTGGTGACCTGGCGCTGTTCGCCGGCCCGCTGCAAAGCCTGTGCGACGCATGCCACAACGGCGCAAAGCAGGAGCTCGAGGCCACTGGCCATCTCCGCGGATGCGACGTGCAGGGCAATCCGCTCGACCCTAATCATCCATGGAACCGGGAGCCGAGCCGATGAGCTGCTACTACCCCGCCACCGAGCGGCCGATCGGCGATCCTGGCGCGTTCTGGTGCGCCGGGGGGGCCTATTCGAGGCAAGTTCAAGGCCTTTCCGTTCACCGGCCGCGAAGCCTTCTCACGCAACGTCTTCCACTTCGTCCCGTTGGGACCCTCTCGCGACCAGGAGTGCACCTTGCCCCGACTCTCTGCTGACGCCCGCGCCGCCCTGGAGCGCCGGGCCCCGACCCCACTGCGACCCAGTCCTCACCTGACCGAACCGGAGAAAAAGGTCTGGCGATCGCTCGTCGCTTCATGCCCGGCAGGCCACTTGACCGAACGCGACCGCCCGATGGTCGAGGCGTGGGCGTCGCTGGCGGTCGCCGCGCGGAAGCTGTCCGCAGTGGTTGCTGCGGCGGACGGCGCTGCACTGCTCGACCGCGACGGTGTTGCAGCGCGGGCCCTGGACAAGACCGCGCTGATCGGGAAGACGCTGGCGGCGCTCGCGAACCGCCTGAAGATCGCGCCCCTGGCCAGCCACAGCGCGCCGCACAAGGCCGCAGCCCGCAAGGGGCCGCCGCAGGGCGAGAAACCGACCCTCGGTCTCGTGGGGCTGCGATGAGCGCGAGTGCCGCGGACGTGATCCGCTTCATCGAGAAGTACTGCCGCGTGCCGGACGGCCGCGATGTGGGCAAGCCGATTCGCCTGCTCGACTTCCAGCGCGCTTTCCTGGTGGATGTCTTCGACAACCCGCACGGCACGCGGCGCGCCATCCTGTCGGTCGGGCGCAAGAACGGGAAAACGGCGCTGATCGGCGCACTGATGCTCGCCTACGTCGTCGGCCCTCTGCACCAGGCGAACGCACAGGTCTTCTCCGCGGCCCTGAGCCGTGAGCAGGCCTCGCTGATCTTCGCGCTCATGGCGAAGATGGTCCGGCTCGACCAGGATCTGATGGACCGCATCGCCGTGAAGGACTCGACGCGTGAGCTGCACTGCGCGGAGACCGGCGTTCACTTCCGAGCGCTTTCCGCGGAAGCGTCGACCGCTCTCGGCACGTCGCCGCTCATGTTCGTCTTCGACGAGCTCGGCGCGGTCGATGGCCCTGTGTGCGAACTGTTCGACGCGCTGCACTCCGGCCAGGCCGCCCACACCGCACCGATCGAGTTCATCATCTCGACCCAGTCGGCGCAGGACTCGCACATCCTGTCGGCGATGATCGACGATGCGCTGACCGGCGAGGATCCGCACACGATCTGCCACCTGCACACCGCACCGGCGAATTGCGATCTGCTCGACGAATCGGCGTGGCTCGCCGCGAACCCGTCGCTCGGCTCAATCGTTTCGAGCGACCACCTTCGCAAGGATGCGACTGAGGCGCAGCGGATGCCGGGCCGGGAGCCACAGTTCCGGCGATTCCAGCTCAACCAGCGCGTCGAAGAGTCGGCGCCGTTCGTCGGTCGAACCGTGTGGGCGTCAAACGGCGCGGCGCCAAAGCCGTACGCGAAGCAGCCATGCTTCGCCGCACTCGACCTGTCGAGCAAGATCGACTTGACCGCGCTGGTCGTTGTTTGGCTCGACGCCGGCGTGTGGCAAGTCCAGTCGACGTTCTGGACACCTCGCCAAGGCCTTGCCGAGCGCGCGCGGCGCGACCATGCGGACTACGTCGGCTGGGTGCGCGATGGACACCTGACCGCAACGCCAGGCGTCACCATCGACGTCGATGCGGCCGCCGGCGACGTGCTCGAGCTGCTCGGCGACATGGACCTGCAGGCGCTTGCCTTCGATCGCTGGGGCATGGACAACTTCAAGGCCGCGCTCGTGCGCCGTGGTGCGCCACTCGGCTTCATGGAGAAGCTTGAACCCTGGGGCCAGGGCTACCAGTCGATGAGCCCCTCGATCGACGCGCTCGAGGTCGCGTTGCTCAACGCCAAGATCGCGCACGGCAATCACCCAGTCTTGCAGATGTGCGCCGCCAACGTCACGGTCGTCAGCGATCCGAGTGGCAATCGCAAGTTCGACAAGGCGCGCAGTACCGGGCGCATCGACGGAATGGTCAGCCTCGCGATGGCGATGGGCGTGGCCAGCAAGGCCGGAAGCGAAGCGCCGAAGGCCGAGCCGACGTACCAGATGTTCTTCCTCTGAGCATGGATGCGGTCGAGACGACCGAGGTTCTGGCGCTGCTGCGGCAGATCTCGGCCCAACTCGAAGCCCTGCCGAAGGCGATCGCTGTGGCCCAGCATCGCGGCGCGGCGCTGACGAGGACGGATCGCCAGGCGCTGGAACGGTTGCTGGCCGCCATCAGCGAAGCGATCGGGAACGCCCCATTCACGGCGCGCAGCATCGTCGACGATGCCACCAGCGATGGCGCGCTTGGCGTGGCGTTGGAGCTAGCGGTCGGCGCCATGCCCGCAAACACTCGCAAGCTGGGGAAGCTGCTCGCGCGCGCCGATGGCTTCGCTGTCGATGGCTTCACCGTGCGGTGCGAAGCGAAGCACAAGGACGGCCTTCTGTGGCGCGTGGCGCGAGTTTGATGCGTCACGATCATCGCAAACACGCGCACGCTGTTGCTGGACTCGACTCCACCGACTCCAATCGCGCCATGACTCAGCCGACCAGCAAACTCGATCTGAAGGGCGCCGTGCGCGCGCTCTTCTCCGCCACCGCTTGGCTTGTCCTGTTGACCCTCGCCGGCATGGGGCTGCTGGTCGCCGGAGTCTTCGTGCTCGCCGGCTTCGGCTGGTCGCTTCTTGCCGGCGGCGTGATCTGCATCGCACTGGCCGTGATGGTCGGGAAGGGTCTCACACGTGCGTGAACTATCAGTTTTCTCGGCACTGCGCGGCGCGTTG